GTAGAGGCTTCCATCGCTCAGAAGATCTACCTTTGCATGGCTGACGATATAGAAGAAGATAACCCCCTTTGATGGCTCTTCTACCAACATCTTCTGTCCGAGCGGGGAGAGAACAAAGCCGCCTTTGGTGGGACCACGTTTAATGCTCACCTCCATCTTGTTCAATAAACCAGAAATATTCGGTAAGAACGGATCGCCAAAGATATTACGAGATAGACTAATAAGAATACAATGTCGATTGTAGGCGTTCAGTTTGGCATCATGTCTCCCGAGGAGATCCTCCGGAGGTCTGTTGTCGAGGTCGTAACCGATAAGACGCATCAGGGCAACAATCCCGTCCCGGGTGGCGTGTTTGACCAGCGTCTTGGTGTCATCGAGAGCGGCAAGGTCTGCCCCACGTGCAAACATACCAACTTACAATGCCAGGGCCATTTCGGGCACATCACGCTCGCTCGCCCCGTCTATCTCTACCAGTTCCTTGATCACACTGTCAAGACCCTCAACTGCGTGTGCATCAACTGCTCTACGCTGTACATTGCAGGCATGTCTGGGTTCAACGAGGAGGCCTACCTGAACTCCGAGCTGAAGGGCATGGAGCGCCTCGCCGATATCCGCAAGCAGTCGGTGGATTTCGTCACCAAGTTCGCCAAGAAGGAGAACCCCGTGTGCGGAACCTGCGGTACCCAGATGCTCAAGAAGGTGGAGAAGATCCAAGGTACGGTTTGCACGCTCCAGGGCAAGCTTGCGGGTAAGGAGGAGGAGACCGTCGCTCTCCAGTCCGAGATGGTTCTCCGTTGCTTCCAGCGCATGACGGACAACACGGTCAAGATCCTCGGCTTTGACCCTAAGTTCTCCCACCCTGCCTGGATGGTCTGTACCGTTCTTGCTGTGCCTCCGCTGACGGTGCGCCCGCCAGTGATGATGGACGACAACCAGCGCATGGACGACGATCTGTCGCACAAGCTGATTGATATCGTGCGCAACAATCAGGAGCTCCGCAAGCAGATCGACAAAGGCGCTCCTCGCGACTACATTATGAAGCATACCGAGATGCTGGAGTTTGATGTCGCGACCTACGTGGATAACGATATCAAGGGCATGGCTCCGGCGGCTCAGCGCTCTGGCCGCCCCCTCAAGACGCTCAAGTCGCGTCTCGGTGCGAAGACGGGTCGTGTGCGCGGCAACCTCATGGGCAAGCGCGTGGATTTCTCTGCGCGTTCCGTGATTACGCCCGACGCCAACATTGACGTGGATGAGCTCGGTGTTCCCGAGGAGATTGCGCGCAACCTCACCAAGCCCGAGATTGTGACGCCTCACAATCGCGACCGCCTCATGTCGTACGTCCGCAACGGCACCAAGTATCCCGGTGCCAAGTCCGTGTTCCTGAAGGAGGAGAAGCGCATGATGTCTTTGAAATACATGAATCCCGATATGATTGATCTTCACGAGGGCGATATCGTGCATCGTCACATGATCGACGGCGACAACGTGCTATTCAACCGACAGCCATCCCTACACAAGGGCTCGATGGAGTGCCACCGCGTCAAGGTGCTGCCCTACTCCACGTTCCGCCTGAACGTGTCAGCCACTAAGCCGTACAATGCTGATTTCGATGGTGACGAGATGAATCTCCACCTCCCGCAGTCCATTGCAGCGGAGACCGAGCTCCAGCAGCTGGCCTCTGTCCTCCGCCTCATCATCAGTCCCCGCGAGAACTCCCCCATCATTCAGATGGTGCAGGATACGCTGACGGGCGCCTTCCGCATCTCGGATCCTCGCGTGAAGATCCCCGAGCACCTGGCGATGAATATCATGTCCCGCCTGAAGAAGCCCATGAGCGCCTACAAGCGCACGGGCGCCGACCGCACGGGCATGGAAGTTATCTCGGGCGCATTCCCCCTGATGAACTTTGACGAGCGTGTCACCATCAAGAACGGTCAGCTGGTCAAGGGTCGGCTGAAGAAGGGTGCGTTCAACACCACCTCAGAGGGTGTCCTCCACGTCCTCTACAACGACTTTGGCTACAAGCGCTGCGGTCAGTTCATCAACGAGGTGCAGTCGATCGTCACTAAGTTCAATATGCACACAGGATTCTCCACCGGTGCATCAGATCTCATTTCGAACAAGGAGACCACCGATTTCGTGGCGAGCACACTGGCACAGGGTCGTGCGGAGGTCCGCGAACTGCTGGCCAACGTCCATTCCGGTCGGTTTGTGAATATCAGTAGCCGCGAGAACGGCGAGGAGCTCGAGAACCAGATTATCAACATTCTCAAGAATGTCTCAGCCAAGATCTCGGGTCGTGTGATGGAGTCTCTGCCCCGCGATAACCGCCTCGTACAGATGGTCGAGTCGGGCGCGAAAGGCTCAGACCTCAACATGACGCAGATGGTTGCCCTGCTGGGGCAGCAGATTGTGGATGGTAAGCGTATCCAGAACACGCTGAAGGATCGCACACTCCCCCACTTCACCAAGTTCGACGATGGCGCTGAGTCTCGTGGCTTTGTCGAGTCCTCGTTCGTGCAGGGTCTGCGCCCAGCCGAGTACTTCTTCCACGCCATGGGCGGTCGTGAAGGTCTCATTGATACCGCCGTCAAGACCTCCGATACGGGCTACATCCAGCGCCGTATGATGAAGACGATGGAAGATATGCACGTCACCTATGACGGGACGGTGCGCAACAATATGGGTACAATCATCCAGTACCGCTACGGCGAGGACGGCGTGGAGTCGATTCAGGTGGAAGCTCAGCCGATCCGTCTGGCAATCATGACGCTGGAGGATATTTACAAGATGTTTGGTCTAAATCTGGCCGAACTGAACCCCCTCCTCGTGGAGGCGGTGAGCGAGGCTCCCGATCTGGTAGAGGACATTATCGCCGACCGCGAGATGCTAGTGCGCGACGTCTTCATGTTCATGAACACGGACAAGGTGCTGGCGCCCGTCCATCTCAAACGCCTGGTGGAGAAGTACCGCAATCCGTACTCGACCCGCTCGGACCTGACTCCGGCGTATGTGGTGGAGCAGCTGACCGCCATCATGAAGGAGCCGTGGATCGCCCCCAATCGCGTGTTCCACTGCCTCCTCCGCTACTACCTAGCTCCGCGGCGCTCGATCATCGAGTACCGCTTCACGAAGGAGATCTTCGACGAGCTGATTCGCGAAGTCCGCTTCCGCTACCTCAAGAGCTTGGTGCATCCGGGCGAGATGGTGGGTGCGCTCGCTGCACAGTCGGTGGGTGAGCCGGTGACGCAGCTGACCCTGAACACTTTCCACTCAGCCGGTACGGTCAAGGCCGGTGCCACGCAGGGTGTCCCGCGTATCCACGAGCTGCTGAGCGTGACGCGCAACCCTAAGAACCCCCTGAACTTCGTGTATCTGGACTCGTCGATTGCCGAGACGAAGGAGAAGGCGATCATGCTGTCTCGTGAGATCCAGCGGACGACGCTGCGCGATATCACCACAGCTGTTCGTATGTACTATGACACGGCTCCCCTGAGCCCTGACTCGGTGGTGGCCGAGGACCGCGAGATTCTAGAGACGTTCCGTCTGTTCTCTGTGAGCAACGGCGCCGAGTGTGCGTCTCCCTGGATTATGCGCCTGGAGCTGAGCACGACAGAGATGGCGGCTCGGTACATCCACGACCTGGTAGGTATCCAGAGCGCGATCGAGCGTGCGGGTCTGAACATCCTGCACTGCGTCTATACCAACAAGGACGTGGATGACAAGAGTGTGGTCATGCGCATCGTGTTCCCCGAGGATGTGGTCAAGGATCTCCTGACTCTCCGGTTCCTGGAAGAGCGTGTTCTGGATGTCGTGGTGGTCGGCATTGAGGGCGTGGGGCGTGTGTATCCCCGTGAGGTGAATAAGGAGCTGTCGTGGGACAATGCCACATCCACCTACATCTGCAAGAAGCAGTATGTCTTGGATGTGGAGGGCACCAATCTGTACGAGCTGCTGGTGCGTGACGACGTGGATCCTACGCGCACCTTCTCGAACGATATCCACGAGGTGTATGATGTCTTCGGCATCGAAGCTGCACGCTACGCCCTCTACGCAGAATTCACCGAGGTATTTGACGCTGCGGGTGCATACGTCAATTACCACCACATGGCAGTACTCCTGGACTCTATGACCTACCAGGGTCGCCTGGTGTCGGTGGATCGCTTCGGTATCGGCAAGCACGCCAACGGTGTCCTAGCCAACTCGTCGTTCGAGGAGACCTCGAAGCACCTGTTCAATGCTGCGGTCTCGGCGGAGTATGACCCCATGCAGGGTGTGTCGGCGAACATCATGTTCGGACAGAAGCCCCCGTGCGGTACGGGTCTGGTGGATATCCTGCTGGATGAGACCCGGCTGCAGGAGGGTGGCGAGGAAGATACCTTCTACGACTACCGCGCAGACGTGAAGGCGCGCACAGCGGATGTCAAGAAGAAGGCAGAGGAGGAAGCGGGTGCGACCGAGTGCAAGTTGGAGGATATTACGATGTGGTAGCACTATATACTCAAAGGGAATGTGGAAAGCCTCGGACGGTATTGGCGGTATCGAAGTCCTGGAAGTGATGGGAAATGACCTCACAGTGGTGAATGCCGCTCGCGTATCGTTTGCAAAGGAGTCGCACGACTTCTCGGGTGCTGACGAGAAACTTGTTCGTTACCTTGCGAATCATAACCACGTGACCCCATTTTTTCACCCCCAGATTCGTCTTCGGATCAAGATGCCAATCTTTGTTGCGCGTGAATGGTTCCGTCATCAGATCGGGTTTGCGCGTAACGAGGTATCTCGGAGGTACGTGGATTCTACTCCCGAAGTATGGACTCCTGCACCATCCGATCTTCGTGAGCGCGACCCTAAGGTCAAGCAGGGAAGTCTAGCGACGCCCGTTGATAATTCCGAGGCTATTTCAGAGGAGATTCGCGAGCGCAACAACGGGATGGTGGTGTATTATCAGAGCCTACTTGACCGAGGAGTAGCACCGGAAATCGCTCGGGGCGTACTTCCTCAGGGCATGTACACCGAGTTCATAGAGACGGGATCGCTTGCTGCGTATGCTCGTCTCGTAGGACTGCGCACAGATCCTAGCGCACAGCGAGAGATCCAGTCGTATGCCCACGGACTTGTAAGTCTTCTCCGTCCGTACTTTCCTGTCTCATGGAGTGCTCTAACAAAAACGGAAATACCCCCAGCTGTGAAGCCCGATATCTCATATACCTGCAATGTCCGCTACTTCCGAGACTGTGACAGCCGTTTCCGAGAAGTTTCAGTACGGACAACAAGTGAAGTTCGAGATTGTGGATGTCATCCACATGTTCAAGACCTCAAAGAGCCTTGTCCAGTATGCCAAGACGCGTCACCACGGCAACATTCTGTTGATGGACGATGAGATTCAGTATTCGACGCAGGACGAACATCGGTACCATGAAATGCTGGTCAGCCCAGTCTTTGATGGTCCTGGAAAGTACAAGGATATTCTGATCCTGGGCGGTGGCGATGGTCTGGCGGCAAGGACGATGTATGACACTATTGGGCAACAGACTATCAACTCGGTGACGATTGTGGATTGGGATCCCGAGTTTGTGGAGTTTGCGAAGATCCTCCCAGAGTCTGGCGGAGCGCTAACTGATCCACGGACTCTGCTGGTGTTTGAGGATGCACTGGACTTTGTCAAGAAGGGTGGGCGGAAGTACGATGCAATCTTGATGGATCTCCCCGATCCTGATGGGGTTGAAATGGAGAATCTCTATCGTTATATTCTGTACGCGCTACCTCCACTCTGCAAGCAAGACTGCATTGTGGTGTCCCACGTAGGTCCAGTGAGTCTGGACAATCATCATCCGTGCTGGGACTTCATCAGGCTGTTTCATGACAACATGATGGAGACTCTCGAGTATCCGGAGATTACATTGAATACGCGCTACATTCCTTCGTATGCGCATGAATGGGCGGTGATGTCAGCGTATATGGGTCGCACGTACCCGCAGAAGGACATGAACCATAATGCAGATATTATGGCGATCTATGACTCAGTGCTCACCGGCGACCCGCGCGGCGCGTACGACGGCCTCCCGTAGGGGCAGGCGAAGGTCCGCCAGGCTTAGGGGCAGAGGTGGGCAGGCCCGAGTACGGCGTCTCAGCAGGGCTGCCGCCAACAGACGCAGGGGCGAGCTGCTGACCTCCATAGTAGCTGGAGCCCTTTTTCGTCTTGGGCTTCTGAGTACGACCGCCAGACATCAGGGCAGGGTTGCCCTTCCACGTGGCGTCAGGGAGGCGCTGGGTAGGGGCCGCACCATCGGAGAGGACGGAGCCCGTGTAGGGGCCGCCCGCGAACGAGTACAGCTGACCACCCTTGTGCTTGCGCGTACGACGGCCGCCCATCGGGCCCGCCTTGCCCATCATCTGACCGCCCTTCTTAGCGCTCTTCCACGACGGCTTCGCGGCCTTCATGGCATCTCCGAGGGACATGCCAGGCTTCTTGAAGGACATTACGTGCTTGATCCAGGGGCTCATCTTTCCACGGCGACCACCATCCATATCGTCGCTCATTTTATTCTTTAGGTAGACTTTATTGTGAAGTCGTACATAGGAGATGACATCCGCTTGGGCTGGAACGATACGTTGGGATTCTGGGGCGCCGGCTCCTTGTATGTCAAGGGCTTGTAACGCAGCGGCTCGGGCTTGATGGCAAACGAGCTCTCCAAGAACTTTCCAGTATAAAGTTCCATCGCATTGTCCAGGCTGCCGTACATCATGCCAACCCACTGGCATCCGTAGGCAAAGCAGATTTCGGGGTTAGAATTTTTGAACGCGGTTGTATCCATGTCTGGAACAACCATGGTGATATTGCGCTTGTTGAACTCAATCAGCTCTTCATGATCATATGTTTGAGCAGCCTCGGTATATGTCAAGCGACGCATGCGCGACGACGACCACGAGATATTCACCAGCTCTTCCATTCCGTTGCCCTTGGTGGCATCGTCGGATGTGACAATTAGCTTGCCCATCAGATTGCAGATCGGCTCCACCGCCAGATTCTTGCGCTGGAAGCTGTATGACGAACTCAGCATGAACTTGCGCAGGGTGGTCTTCATAATATCTGCACACTCGTTGATGAGAGCCGTGTTGTTGGTGTGGAAGACGATGCTAACAACAAAGGGGTTCTTATATCCTGCTGTTACGTCTGCACTAAATGCTGAATTGGCAATCTCCGTGCAGCAGTCCTCGAACGGCAGAGTGTTGTAGGTCAGCATCTTCAGAGTCTTTTTGCTTCCTACACCCACAACTGGCTTCTTATTCACTTCGTAGATATGGAGCTCAACTAGACGGCTACCCGCGCGAATTACCTTTTCAATTGCCTTGGGGGTAATATACGTATAGACGGTCGTCGCAGGGAGAATCGTGTATCCCGATGATGCCATATAGTAGTCGCATAGCGTATCCTTGTTGGGGCAGGCTAGAGGCGTAGGCTTAATGAGATCAGCGTAGATATTGAGGTTCTTGGTGAGAACATCGCTCCCGGGGACATTTCCGTTCAAGTGGATCACAAAGAAGTAGGTTACCAGAGAGACAACGAGCAGTGCTCCGCCGACAAGCATGAGTACAGGGATACGACTCAGCCACTCTGACCACTCCATTACTCTTACTTGCGCGAATTCTTATACTCAAAGAACAGCGGGCGCATCAGTTTGATGACATCGTCGGGAACCTTCTCGTCCATCGGGATATCAAACAGCGAGCAGTGTAAGAAGTAGATACAGTACATTCCACACTGAGATCCCTTGTACTGGTGACGCGTGTTGTTATAGAACAACTTCATAGGCTGCGGATGAATTTTTAGGGCATCGATCTGACCCTTCCAGCGTTCCATAAGACGTTTGACTTCCTTCTCGGGCGCACGAGCATACGAATCAAAGTAGGTCATCTGAGGGTACTCTAGTTCAGGACGAATATCAGCAAATCCAGCAATCCAGTGTTCGCCCGGTCCGTCGTGGGGATCCGTATTGAACACAATACCAATCCGGCGATACCCTTTCTTGTAGAGCTCTGAAATACTCAGACTGCACAGGGAATTTACGAGACACTCTCCCGTCTTCTTGTGCAGGTCAAAGTCGATAGGAACTGTACCGACATAATAGTAATCGGGAATCAGCTCTTGATAATACTTCTGTGACTTATCGATATCGTCCGAGGATAGCCATTCTTCACTATTCACTTTCCACGAGTTGGGAGCAGCGGGGCGTTTTACCAGTGCATGAACCACACATTCGGGAGTTCCTGCGTCACACACGCTCTTTAGACGACTCGTAATTTCCTTCCACGCAGTTTCGGTCTTTTTGATAGGAGGCTCGTGAGGATGTTCCTTGTTGTACGCTATCCGCAGTTTATCGACTTCCCGCGGGTCCATCTGTTGTTCAAAACGGATCTTTCTTTTTCAGGGGAGGAGAGGTATCATACACCAGAATGAGCATTGATCAGCGCGACCTCGTGAAGGCTGTCCGCAACTACCGTGCCATCGACGACAAGCTGAAGGAGATCAACAAGGAGATTCATAAGCTCCGCGAGAACAAGAAGTTTGTCGAAAATGAGATGAGCGATATCCTTCGTCGGCAGAACTTTGCACATATCTACAAGCTGGAGATTGCCGACGATGGTTCCTATATCCGCATCCAGCGTCCCGAGACGTGGAACAAGCCTTGGTCCATGGGTGCCCGCGAGCTGCAGGGACACATCGATGAGTACTTCAAGACCCATGCAGGTCCCAACGCAGATGGATGCTACAAGTTTATTGTGGATCGCAAGAAGAAGGACATGGTTGCGAAAGAGTTCGCCTTTACGCGGATGATGCCTCTAGACAACAATGACGACGGAGCGGGAAGTCCTTAAGTGGTTGAATACCGAGACGCGGGATGGGCAGTTGCATGAGGACGAGGTGAAGTCTCTTTTTCTAGAGATTGAGCAGGTCCTTGCTGAAAAGAACTTACTGCGCCCAGACTTTAAGAAGTACAAACCACTCTTCTATCGGCAGTTCTGTGACAGGATCTATGAGCACTCGCACTCACGATAAGATTGTCAAGGAGTTTCGCGACTTTCACGAACGGTTAAGTCATATCAAGACTGGATGTCAGTTTTTTGCTACCATGTGTCCTCTTTGCGATATCATCGTTCATGAGCAGACGGATAGATATCCGGCTGCTGTTGAAGAGATTCTGTTGCCAGTCATTCAGCGGTACTGGAGTCGCTGGGAACGGGATGGGTATTCTATTGGGCAGAAATTGACCTCTGCGGAAGAAATGTGCGCATCGCTGTCGTTTGATGCCTTTGCGCGTTGGATTCAGCCAAAGTACAGGGATATCCCAGACCTCGACGATGAAGAGTTGATTCATCATCGCTACGTTATCCAAAAATTAACGCGGTGATAGACAAACACACCATGGAAAAGATGACACCCCCCGCAAAATATACTGGAGGACAGGGATGTGGCTGCTCGGGCGGACGCCGCACCCGCAAGGCGAAGAAGGGAGGTCAGCTGTCGCCGATGCCTCTATCCGATGCTTCGTCTGCGGGTAAGACGGGCGCTCGTCGTCGTAAGCACCGCGGAGGCTCGATGCTGGGCGATCTGCTCCTCAGCGGTACGGCTCTGGGTCTGTACTCGTACTTCACGAAGAAGCGTGGGGGCAAGCGCTCTCGGAAACATTAATCTCAGGTAGCTGAAACCCGTTGAACTCGGAGGCACTGACCCACGAGTATGCTCCAATATTCTCTACTTCAAGGATGTCTGTATCGTCGATCTCTTTCGGCAGCCACACATCTTTTGCAATGACGTCGGCCGAATCACATGTGCGTCCAAATATCGTAAATTTCTCATAGGATGTGTAAGGCTTGCGCGTGATACACCGAAACGTGGGCTTGAACCCGTCAAAGAGCACACCTGAGAAAATACCATACACTGATTCATCGATAGTAATACTTCCTCTCTTCTTTCCAATCACCGGAACCCGTAGAGTACAAGTCTCGGATGCGAAGAACCTGCCCGGCTCAGAGATGGTCTTTTTGAAGGGTAGGGATTCTACCTGATCACGGATCACTGGCGCAAGATCGTCGCGGAAGAAGGAGTTGTGCTCCGAGCTGCCCGAGAATCCTCCGCCAATATCCAGGAGCTCAGGGGTAAAGACCTGCTTATGAGCCTTGAAGATATCGATGTACTGCTTTACGGTATCAAAGGCAGATTGGTAGGCGCGCACCGACGTGCAATCGCTGCCGACGTGGAATGCAAGACCATAAATATGAAAACGGGGTTCGTGATAGATAAGTTCTTCAATATCTTCTAGACGGAACCCGAACTTCTTGTTGAGGGGGATTCGGGCATCGCCCTTGTCATCTACAAAAATACGAAGAATAGGTTTAGTTTTTGGTGCTTCATCTGTTATTTTCATGAGTTCGGGGAGACTGTCGAAAGTCATGTAGGGAATAGCGTCTTTACGGATGCGGAAGAGTTCGTTTCGAGACTTGCAGGGGTTGGCGTAGATGATATCGGCAGCCGTCGCACCAACCTGTTTCACCCGGTTGATTTCATCGACTGAGGCACAATCAAACCCTACACCGCCCCTCTGCAACTCTGCAAGGATAGGTGCCATGTTATTACACTTCACGGCATAGTGCGGACGGATGTTCGGCAGAGCAGAGTTCCAGAGGCTGAGGCGGCACCGCAAGGTGCGGAGGCTGACCGTGAGTTTCGACAGTGTTATTGACTTTACAAAAGAGAATAATATGTAAGGCATTTTAAAGTACCGCGTCTTCTATATATAAGAGCCATGACGACCGAGTTTTACAGCCCGTACAATCCCAAGAATACTCCTCTGACTCCAGACGATGTCCAACACATCCTCTGTATTCAGGGTTACCGGGTAAAGGATATTGGGATCTTCCAGAAGGCGATGATTCACACGACGTATGTGCGTCGCGAGTCTTATACGACATTGACAGGCGAACCTGCTGTCTTGGCTCCTTGTCCTCCCGGGGTCATGGATCTCCAGGACGAGTCGTATGAGCAACTAGAGTTTCGCGGTGATGCCCTGCTGGGTGCATCGGTGGCGAATTACCTGTGCGAGCGCTATCCCGGTGAGTCCCCTGGCTTCCTCACCAATACGCGCAAACTCATTGTGCGCAACAAGACGCTGGGAGCTCTGGCGCGGGACAAGCTTCGGCTGGACAAGTTCTTTGTGATTTCCAAGCATGTCGAAGAGATGAAGTCCGAGCACGGGCGACAGAACATTGAGAAGCTAGGGGATGTTCTAGAAGCCTTTATTGCGGCTCTCTGGATTGATTCAGGGTTCAAGTTTGAGGTCGTGAATGAGTTTGTCGTGAATCTGGTGGAGACGCATCTGGATATTCCCACGCTCTTGCGCGAGGATGATAACTACAAAGATCGCATGCAGAAGTACTGCCAGCAGAACCACCAATACACACCAATCTACAAGATGATCCCTGACGGAGCAGCAGGTTTTACCATGGCAGTGTGCAAGCCTAACGGCGAGATTCTGGCGATGGGAAATGCCTCGACCAAGAAACAGGCAGAACAGAATGCTTGCAAGAGCGCGCTTGAAAAGTTCCTATCCGCTACTGGATAATGTACTGGCCTGCGCGGTATTTCAGCGGACTCACGCGAAAACAGAACAAACAGCGAAAAAGCACCGCGACTCGCCGTCGTAAGATGTCGTGGAAAGACCCTAGGGCATACGTTCCATTCAAGACGGATCAGGGGGTCAAAACACGTACCTCCAAGTATGTTCGCGAATGGAAGAAGACCTTCCCCGACGCCCACGGCCTCCAGGCGTACTCTCGAGCCACCGGCGTCCCGCTCCCCATTGTCCGGGCATCCTACAATCGCGGAATGGCGGCGTGGCGCACAGGGCATCGTCCAGGGGCGACGCAGCAGCAGTGGGGGTATGCTCGTGCCGCCAGTATGCTGACGTGCGGCAAGACACATTATACCACCGACGCCGATCTTGTCGATAAAGCCAAGAAGACCGCTAAAGCTCGCGCCTGGTTTAGAAAGACGTGTAAGAACTAAGATAAATAAGATGGGCTGGCGCTATATCTTGGTCAATCATACACGCAAGGTCATTGAGGATGCGTCACTCCATAATATTTGGCATCAGATGAGCCACCTCATTCGGGAGAAAGGGTGGGAGACGGCAGACGATGTAGAAATGATGTTTGAAGATGGACGATACGAAGAGATCGGGGAGCTTGTTGTGAACAAGGGATACAAGAGCCATTATTATGCTTGGAGCTTTGATGGTATTGTGACTCCTCGTCAGGGTCAATGAAGTAGGCGAGCATGCGTCACCTTGAACGTCTTGCGATGGTCGCGCTGCCGCTTGCCGTTGCGGCAGGTTTTTCCACGATTGCACGAACTCTTGACATATCCGTAACGCCGATACACCCCCTTGATCGATGGGAGAAGTCTCTCCGATCCAGTGGCGGCGCACAACTCTTTCATCAAGCTGTACATCCACCGAACAATGTCACGCTGCGATTCCATGGACAGATGTTTCAGATGTTCGCGGTATATCTTACGAAGAGGGGCATAAGGATACACATCACCCAGCGTTCCGAAAAACTCCTGGTATATCTCGTAGCGGTCAGGGGCGTAATTGAACGCAATACAGAAGAGGAAGTCCATGCCCGGGGGAGCGCTAGGAGCTTCCTTGGACAGGATCTCGTAGTGCGCCTTGACGTCCGCGAACTCGGGATCGGGTGGCGGACAAATCACGCGCTTGTCCGTCTCGCACTGTCCCCGCAGCTTTGCATTCACCTTGTTGTGGAAGTCGTAGAGCCATTTCTCGGGATCTCCGTGCGGAGGATCCTTCTTCATAAACTCGCACGTACTCTCGCGGCAAAAACGGCAAGGAAGGGCATCTTTCATCGCGCGTAAAAATGGGATGGGGGTTTCAGATGTATGAACGACCAGGTGGAGCAATTGCCATCCTGACGGCCCCCAAAAGCGGGTATCCATTATTTAATGTCGGATATAAGTAATCATGAACGCTCCTCCTCCCGCCTATGCCCCCGCCCCTCCCCCCGCCAAGAAGTCCTCGTGGTGGCCCTTTGGATCATCTGAGTCCGCCCCCGCGCCCGTTCCTTCTGCGGCTCTGCCCCCTGTGGGTGGTCGTCGTCGTCGTGGGCGCCGCGGAGGTGTTGGCATGGTCGATGATGCCCTCCTCGCCGGAACTGCCGCCTATGCTGCCCACCGCTATGCGAAGAAGGCTGGTCGTCGCACCCGCCGGTCTCGCCGGGGAGGTGTCGGCATGCTTGATGATGCGCTCCTCGCTGGAACCACCGCGTATGCCGCTCACCGTTACGGGAAAAAGGCGGGCCGCCGCACCCGTCGCCGGTAGGGCTCCTACGCCTACTCCGTCTCATTCCGTAGCTGGAAACACTTCCACCCACCGTGGGTGTAAGCCCCCCACTTAGTTTGCGCTTCCTTGATCATCTCTTCCACTCGCCAGTCGCGCGTTCCGCGATTGGTCTCCCACCATTCCTTGAACTTTGCCGTAAGCATCTTCTTCGACACCTTGGGAGTGTCCTCCGCTGGCTCCACAGAATACGTGCAATCCGCGAAGAACCGCATGATTGCATTGCTCTCCTCACGATATTCATTGGTATATACCTGAATATCCTCAGGCGCAACTACATCATCATTCTTGAACTTCTTGTAGAGGTGAATGAGATATGCCAGGAAACATCGACCCCACTCCTCCGACTTCACCTTGCGCTCAATCGAGATGTCCATCTTGTGCTGGTTGGGTCCGTCGGGATTCTGTACGAACTTCGATGGGAAATTCACCACCATCATGCGGCGCCACGTACCGCTATCGTTCGTGTTGATCTTCGGCTTGTCGTTACACGCCAGATGGAGCTTGCACTGCAGCTCAAACTCAATCATGGACTTGGCACCCGCATACAGATCGCGAGCAATGATCTTCTCGGACGACGTCAGCTCCTTCATGAACCCCGTATTCAGGGGAACCGCCTCATCCGGCTCCTGCATCGTCACGAACCGCCGACCCTTCAGACGAATCAGCTCAGGAGCCGCTGCACCCGACTTGCCACGACCCTGTGTCAGCAGCGAGATCGGGACCTTGCACGCGTAATCCCCCAGAGCCGTCTCAATCAGACAGATAAGCATGGACTTGCCATTCGAGCCCACGCCCGTCAAGACGTGGAACTTCTGATTGCCCGTCCCGTTGAGGCACCGGGCCATGTGCCGGTTCATGTACTCCCTCACCCGGGGATTCGGGAAGATCTTGTTCAGGAAATCCTGGATCTCCGGCCACTCCTTGTAATCCGTATGCTTCATTGACGGCTCATACTCCAGCTGCGTCGTGAAACTCAGGCAGTCGTCGGGCTTGCCGTCACGGAACTCGAACGCCTCCATATCGAACACGCCGTTCTGGCACGCTAGGAGATTGCGGTTCTCATCCACCTTCTTGATGAAAGTCTCGTCCAGGAACAGCTCCTGGCACTCACGCATCACATTGGACTTGAACGGAGTCTTCTTCAGCTGTGCAGCGACCTTCATGAGATCCTGCTGCATGACCACCGTGTAACACGTCTGGCATCCCGTGCGCATACACTCGCGCGCATCCTTGGAGTTGCAGTCGGGCAGGCTGCCATCCGTCAGCTTCCCGCCGTAGTACCCTGCGCGCTCAATATAGAGCTTCCAGATCGTCACGGAGAGTTCCAGCTGAAGCTGAATACCCTTGTCCGACTCCTGCCAGACATGCCCCGTGTATTTGAACCACGCGTTCTTCCCGAAGCTTGCGCACTTGTAGTGATCGCGGAACTTGGAATACACCACCGACGCCACATCGTACTCGGCTCCGCTGTGCGATGCATCCACCTTCCGGAGAATGTTGTTCTTCTCAATCTCCGTATATCGCTCGATATTGTCGCTCGCCGACCACTTGCGCAGCGATCCCTCCTGCAGGCGTGGTCCAGTGTTCCGCATCGAGAACGAGTTCCACTTGGACATGCACTCGCGCACATTGAACATCGCTGACCGCCGACTGAACTCTTCAAATTCATCGTAGAGATCCGGATGAATGTTCTTGAGACAGATACCCACGTCAATCCAGCACTGGTACTCCGATGACCGCGAGTCCGCGAGGTTCTGGACGTGCTCGTGAATGTACTGCTTCTCCTCAGGTGTCAGCGGGCGGGGAACATAGGCTGTCGGGGACGACTCCCGCGATCCGGGGAGCTTCCGCTGGACTGGACGACCAACGCGTGGCATTACCGCCCGCCCCCCAGAAATACGAACATTCTCCTGGTTTGTCTCAGGGAGGTTCCCGTACTTTTCCTGCGCCTCGGGCGTCATCGGCGTCTCCCGAGACTCGTCGCGCTCAAACGTATCCAGCTTGCGCAGGAGATCCGGCGTCATTGGAACGGGCGTCGTATCTACCGTGTGCGACCCGTCTGCATTCACCGTCACCCGGCTGGTGATAATGTAGGGCAAACCTTTATCCTTGCGGGCGCCATACATCATCCACCCCGACGAGCGGGACGCCACTGCGCGGTCATACACCTTGGACCACTCCTTTTCCTTCAGAGGGACATCGTCGAACATCGACATCTTGGTGAGCATGACATCGCGAATGCCCATCTCGACATATTTGGTCGTGCGCACATCCGGAACCAGGACATGCACTCCGCCGGCAGCCCCGTCCTTCTTGGGCGTCGGCTTCTTCTTCTCCATCACATACACCTCGACTGCGTCAGGAACTACCAGGAAGGTCCGCATGGTCTTCACATACTCCAGGACGAACTGCAAGACCTGCTCGGGCGTGTGCTTGTGCGCTGTCGTCCCCGCCTCGTACTGGAAATCCAGATCTACCTTGCACGGACCCAGAACCTGTGGCGACTCGGTGAGTGTAATCTTGTTTGTATGAACTTCAACGTAATCGTAGTACAGATCGTAGAACTCCTGTAGGATATCGCTACCTACGAAATACTTACCAGGAGGAGTGAGTGTTACGTGGGTAATTGATTCACCAGGAGTGGTAATTCGGTGATCCTCCAGAAATTTGAGTAGTCCACCCGCTGAGGCCATTTTTCACGAGTGTGTGTAGAATTAAGACAATAAATCTCCAACTGATCCATTTTTAACGCACGGTTCTGTTCTGGAAAAACGAATAACAAATTAGCCTACGAGAATATAAGACTACACAACACATGAAGTTCTGCCCCGACTGCGAGAACGCCCTCACGGACATTCGCGACGACGGCGCCGGCGTAGGCTTTGAGTGTCGCAAGTGCAAGTACAATGAAAAGATCACCCGTGCTAATCCTCTGGTGTATGAGCACAACCTGAACCAGGATACGGCGGCTCGGCTGGTGGTGAATCCTTACCTATCCCTGGATCCTACGCTTCCCCGCTTCTCCACGATTCAGTGCCCCACGGACGGATGCAAGTCCAAGGAGGTGGTGGGTGTTAAGGTAGATGCCAAGAACGTCGTCTGGATGTACCAATGCACTCTGTGCGGCGTTTCGTGGAAGCAGGATGCCCGTCGGTCGTGAAAAGGATGAAAACGGACAATAGACCTTTTTGAGTACGGAAACAAGTATAACTCATAGATAAAATCACAATGCTCAAGCGTATTGTGTTATTGGCCTCCTTCTTGGCGGCTACAACCTCCCAAATTACTCTGGGAACTCTGACCCCGTCAGTAAGTGCTATATCTCCCACTGGAACCCGTTCTCGTGCGGGTGTGCTTCCCACCGCGACTGCGACTACAACGCGGT